AAAAAGATTTGCTGAAGGTGGTATGATACCTAAAACACCTAAACAAAAAAAATTCGCAGCATTAGCTGAGCCTAGGGATAAAATAACCTATGCAGATAAAATTGCAGGTGCTACGGGTAAATCCAAAAAAATGAAACAAGGTGGTATGGCCAGAGGTGGCGGTGCTGCAATTCGAGGTAATAACTTTAAAGGAGTATACTAATGGATAAAATAAAACCTAAAAAGAAAATGGCTATGGGCAAAATGATGAAAGGCGGCGTAGCTAAGAAAAAAATGATGGGCGGTGGAATGTCAAAAAAACCTATGGCTTATAAAAAAGGAGCCATGGCAAAAGCCGGTAAAATGATGGGCGGTGGAATGTCTAAAAAACCTATGATGATGAAAGGTGGCGTTGCAGAGGCTGCTCGAAAAATAAAAAATAAAAAATAGGAATATGTTTAAATGGCTACATCGGGAACTACAGCATTCGATTTATCGATTGATGATATCGTAGAAGAAGCTTACGAGAGATGTGGCCTTTCAACAAATTCAGGTTATGATTTAAAAAAAGCAAGACGTGGTTTAAATGTTTTGTTTTCTGAGTGGGGAAACAGAGGTGTTCACCTTTGGAAAGTTGAAAAACAAGTTCAAGCTTTAACTGCTGGCACTGCTACTTACACTACACCAACTTCAACTAATGATGTGCTAGAGGCTTATGTTTCTACAGCATCAGCTCCAGGCACAAATGTAACTGATGTTACTTTATCTAAAATAGATAGATCTACATATGCAGCTTTACCTAATAAAGGTGCAACAGGTCAACCATCACAATACTATGTTGATAGACAAACAACACCTACTATTACTTTGTATTTAACACCTGATGCATCTACTTACACTCATCTGTGTTATTATACTTTGAATAGGATAGAGGATGCAGGTGCATACACAAACAATCCAGATATACCTTTTAGATTTTTGCCTTGTATGATTTCGGGACTAGCTTTTTATCTATCTCAAAAATATTCGCCTGAAAGAACTCAATCTTTAAAACTATATTATGAAGATGAATTAAAAAGAGCTCTTGATGAAGATGGTCAAAGAACTTCTGTATTCATATCACCAGCTAATTATTATCCAACGAGGAACTAATGGGAAGATTTGCGAAAGGTAAAAATTCACAAGCTATATCAGATCGTTCAGGTCAAGCATTTCCTTATTCTGAAATGGTAAAAGAATGGAACGGATCTATAGTCCACATATCAGAATTCGAAGCTAAACATCCACAGTTAACACCAAAAGTTTATGGTTCAGATCCACAAGCTTTATTAGATGCAAGACCACAAAAACCAGATTTAACAAAAAGTTTTACTTTGTACATAAATAACAATCCAGATAATTTACCACAATTTAACAGCTTCAGCATGTTACCATCTTCTAGTGATAATATTATAGGAACTTCATTAACAAGTTTTTCTGCAGAAACTGCAATTGGTAATGTAACAGTGAGTATTACATAATGGCTATAACTTATTCAGATTTTCAAACACAAGTAAGAGCTTACACTGAAGTAGATAGTAATGTTTTAAGTGATACTCTCATTGATCAATTTATAAGAAATACGGAGTTAGATGTTGCAGGAAAAGTAGATTATGATGATATTAGAAAATACGCTACGTCTTCATTTACAGCTAATAAAAGATACCTAGTAACGCCAGCTGACTTCTTAATTATCCGTTCTTTACAAGTTTTTGCTGATACTACAATTACTTCAGAGAGAACCTTTATGGAAAAACGAGATACAAGTTTTATCACAGAATTCAATGGTTCAGGGGCTACAGGACAACCAAAATATTATGCTAATTGGGACGATAATACTATCGTCGTGGCTCCGACTCCTAATATAAATTACGCTACACAGCTAAATTATATCATTGACCCGCCTCATTTTACATCGACGAATACTACCTATCTATCAACTTATCAGGACGCTATGCTTCTTTATGGAGTGTTAGTAGAGGCTTTTTCATTTTTAAAAGGCCCGATGGATATGTACAACACATATAAAAACATGTATAATGAGGCAATAAACTCTTTTGTTCTACAACAAACAGGTAGAAGAAGAAGAGCTGAATATGATGATGGTGTTCCAAGAATAAAAGTGGCGTCACCATCACCTTAATATAGGAGCAAATTATGGCAATAACTACTAACGCAATAGCAAACTCTTTTAAAAAAGAATTGCTTGAAGCAAAACACAACTTTACACAAACATCTGGAGATCAATTTAAAATTGCACTTTACACAAACTCTGCAACTTTAGGTAAATCTACAACTTCATTCACTACAGACCATCAAGTAAGTAATACAGGTCAATACACAAGTGGTGGTGGAAAATTAGCAAAAGGATCACAACAAACTTCAGTAGCATCAAGCGTCGCTATTGTTGATTTTGCTGACAGATCTTTTACAGGAGTTACTTTAACTGCTAGAGGTGCATTAATTTATAATACATCGAATTCTAATACAGCAGTTGCAGTTTTAGATTTTGGAGGAGACAAAACAGCTACAGCTGGAACTTTTACAATTCAGTTTCCTGCATTTACTACAAGTGCTGCTATACTTAGAATTAGTTAGGAGATTAAATGGCGTTTGTAATAAACGATAGGGTAAAGGAAACTACTACCACTACCGGTCAAGGAACATTGAATCTTGCTGGAGCTTCACAGGATTTTATTTCTTTTGTATCAGGAGTTGGAACTACTAATTCAACATTTTATGCTATCGTAAATACAGGAACAGGAGAATTTGAAGTAGGTATTGGTACAGTAACTGATGCTTCTCCTGATACGCTTTCAAGAGACACTGTGCTATCTAATTCAGCAGGTAACACTTCAAAAATTGATTTTGCTGCAGGGACAAAAGATGTATTTTGTACTGTGCCAGCAAATAGAACACCTTCTCCTGGAATGGCAGCACAAGATTTTGTAATGAATCAAGCGTCAACTATCTCACAGGATCAAACTTTTGATTCAGGTGTTTTAGCTGGACCTGTAACAATTACAGGAACACAAACAATAACGGGGACATTGGTAATTGTGTAATGAGTAAAATAGAAGTAAATGAAATAGATAAAACAACTGGTTCTACCTTAACTTTAGGTGGATCAGGCACAGCAGTTACACTTGCGTGCGGCGCTACTCAAACAGGTTTTGGTAGAGAAGGATCAGTTAACTGGCAAACAGCTATTAAAACATCTACATTTACAGCTGCCAGTGGTGAAGGTTATTTTGTGGATACAACATCGGCCACTATAACAATGACTATGCCATCTGGTTCAGCAGGTGCAATAGTTTCAATACAAGATTACAATAAAACTTTTGACAATAATAATTTTATAATAGCCCCTGCAAGTGGAGAAAAAATTAATGGTGGTACTGCTAGTGCTAATTTAGTTATAAATACTGAAGGTCAAGGTTTGACTTTTGTATATGTTGATTCAACAGTTGGTTGGAAAACCGTACACGAAAATGAATTTACAGCTGGTGGTACTAATTTTATTGTCGCAACAGGTGGAACTGAAACTACTTGTGGTAATTGTAAAATACACACATTTACAGGTCCAGGTACTTTTGCAGTTTGTAGAATTGCAACGGTTTGTGCACCAGCTAATAATGAAGTTTCATATCTAGTAGTAGCTGGTGGTGGGGGTGGTGGAAAAAGTCACGGAGGAGGAGGTGGCGCTGGCGGATTTAGAGAAAGTAAATCTCCTGTAACACCTTATACTGCAAGTCCTTTAGACGGTCGACCTAGTGCTCCTAACAGAATAACAGTAACAGCAACATCTTTTCCAATAACAGTAGGTGGAGGTGGAACAGGATCTCCGTCAAGTCCTACACCAGCAACATCTGGATCTAATTCAATTTTTTCAACTATAACATCTGCAGGAGGTGGATTAGGTGCAACTAATACACCAGGGTGTGAATCGGGAGGTAACGGCGGATCAGGAGGAGGATCAACTTGGAAAAGTCCATCTGGTCCAGGTTCAGGAAATACGCCTCCAACAACTCCAGCGCAAGGATCAAATGGCGGTGGTCCAGGTAATCCTTCTTACAGAGGAGCTGGAGGTGGAGGTGGTGCAACTGCAGTCGGTACAAAAAATAGTAGTAATCAGGGTGGTGATGGTGGAGCCGGAGCAACAACAGGCGTTTCAGGCTCAAACACAGCTTACGCTGGCGGTGGTGGAGCAGGTGGTGGTGTGTGCAGTAGTTATGGGTCTCCAACTGGTCCTCTTGGAGGAGCTGGTGGTACAGGTGGTGGAGGAAGCACGTATCAAGGTGGTACAAACCCACAACCAAGTCCAGGTTCTGATATGAGTGGTGGAAATGGAACAACTAACACTGGTGGTGGAGGAGGAGGAAGTTTTGCAGGAGATACCAAAGCTTGTGTAGGTGGAAACGGTGGCTCTGGTGTAGTAATAATAAGGTATAAATATCAATAATTATGACAAGTAAAATTAAAGTAGATAATATAAATAAAGTTTCAGATGATTCAAACATCATCAATAAATGTGGATCAACAACAACTGTAGGATCAGGATCTGGTAATACAATTGTTGTATGTGGTTCAACAGTTACTATGGGTAGATGTGGTGGTACAGTTGCTTTAGCATCAGGTGCATCACAAACAGGTTTCGGAAGAACAGGAACTGTTGATTGGCAAACAGGTGCAATCAAAACAGGAGATTTTACAGCAGTCAACACACAAGGATTTTTTGTGGATACAAATGGTGGAGCTGTCACAGCTACTTTACCTGCAGGATCTGCAGGTGCTATTATTTCTTTTCAAGATTACAGAAATACTTTTGATACACATAGTTTAACAATTTTACCAAATGGTTCAGAAAAAATTAATACAGGAGAAGGTAGTGTTGAATTAAGTACAGAGGGTGAAGGTATAACTTTAGTTTATATAGATTCAACAGTTGGTTGGAGATCTATACAAGATAATGTTTTTGCAGATACAGGATCTAGTTTTTTAACAGCTAGTGGTGGAACAGAATCAACTTGTGGAAATTGTAAAATTCATACTTTTACAGGGCCAGGAACTTTTGCGGTTTCTAAAATTTCAACCACTGCATCTGAAAACATAGTTAGTTACATGGTTGTAGCCGGTGGTGGAGCTGGTGGTGCAACTTATGGTGGCGGTGGTGGAGCTGGTGGTTTTAGAGAAGTAAAAACTCCAGTAACACCTTATACTGCTAGTCCACTAGATGGATATCCAAGTGCACCAAATAGAGTTACAGTAACAGCAACATCTTTTCCAATTACAGTTGGAGGTGGCGGTGCTGGAGCACCAGGCTCTCCGATGGCGGCAGGAAATAATGGAAATCCTTCAGTTTTTTCTACAATCACTGCTACAGCAGGTGGTGGAGGTGGAGCTTGTAATCACTTAAATAGTAATCCACAATATAATGGTAAACCTGGCGGATCAGGTGGTGGTGCAGGAAGAGACTCAACAACAAATTTTGGTAGTGGAAACACTCCTCCAGTAACTCCTGCTCAAGGAACTAATGGTGGTCAACCTGCAGGAACATCTTGGAACGGTGGTGGCGGAGGTGGTGGAGCAACCGCAGCAGGGGGCAATGGTTCAGGTGGAACTCCTGGATCTGAAGTAGCAGGAAATGGTGGTACAGGTGCAACAACAAATATTTCAGGAAGTCCAACAGCTTATGCAGGTGGTGGCGGAGGATCAAACTCTGGAAGCACTGGTGGTGGAACAGCTACACAAGGAGGTGGTACTGGAGGTAATCCAGGAAGAACTGCTACAGCAGGACAAACAAATACAGGTGCAGGCGGTGGAGGAAGCCACACTTCTGGAGCTAGTGGAACTGGAGGTAGCGGAATAGTAATAATAAGGTATAAGTTTCAATAGGTAAAAATTATGAGTGAAATAAAAGTAAATAAAATTAGTCCACGATCCGGAACAACGGTAACACTAGGTGATAGTGGCGATACGTTCACAATTCCTAGTGGTGCAACAATTAATAACCAAGGAACAGCGACAAACTTTGGTGCAACAGGTTCAGCGTCTTGGACAACAACAGTTAAGACATCAGGTTTTACAGCAGTGGCGGGTGAAGGATATTTTGTAGATACAAGTAGTGGTGCAGTATCAGTCAACTTACCAGCAGGAACAGCTGGAGCAGTCGTAGCATTTAAAGATTATTTAAATTCATTTGATACACACGCATTAACATTAGTTCAAAATGGTTCTGATAAAATTGGTGGTTCCGCAGATAATGTTCAATTATCAGAAGAAGGTATAGCTGTCACATTAGTTTTTGTAGATTCAACACAAGGTTGGTTAGTAACAGATTCAGGTTTACAATCAGAAGCACCAAGTCCACAATTTATTACAGCAACAGGTGGAACAATTACAACAGTTTGTACAAATTTTAAAGTTCATACGTTTACATCTCCTGGAACATTTTGTGTTTCTGCTGTAGGTAATAGTGCAGGTTCAAATGAAGTTTCTTATATGGTAGTTGCAGGAGGAGGTGGAACAGATACAGGAAATCCTGGAGCAACAGGTGGTGGTGGAGCAGGAGGATTTAGGGAGGGTAAAACTCCACAAGATTCATATACATCAAGTCCTGTAGCTTGTACTGCAGGTGCAAATAATGGTTTACCAGTAGCAGTTACAGGTTATCCAGTTACAGTTGGTGCAGGAGGTGCAGGTGGCCCTAATTCAGGCCCAACAAGTGCAGCAACTTCTGGTTCAAATTCAGTTTTTTCAGGTACAACAACTATTACATCAGCAGGTGGTGGTAAAGCAAGTAATCCAACAGAATCTGGTGGTTCTGGAGGTGGAGGTATTACAACTCCTGCACCTGCCCAAAGTCCATCTCAAATTGGTACTGGTAATACTCCACCTACAACTCCACCTCAAGGTAATCCAGGTGCATTAGGTTTAACCACTTCTCCTAGCACATATAGAGCAGGAGGCGGTGGAGGAGCAACAGCAGCTGGAGCAGCAGCTACACCATCTGGTGCTGGTGCTGGTGGTGCAGGTGCAACAACAAGTATTAATGGATCATCAACAGCTTTTGCTGGAGGTGGAGGAGGTGGTTCTGGTAGAGAACCTACAACTCCTACACCTGTTGGAAACGTACCTGCTGGAGCAGGAGGAGCAGGTGGAGGAGGAGCAGGAGGCGAAAGAGGTGATTCAACAGCAGGAACTGTTAATACTGGTGGAGGTGCTGGAGGTTCTGGGTATTTGTCTGGGCCAGGTTCAGGAGCAGCAGGAGGATCAGGTATAGTAATTATAAGATATAAATTTCAATAGTTGAATGGTAATTAAAATTAATATATAAGGAGAAACATTATGGCACATTTTGCAAAACTAGGAGCTAACGGAAAAGTTATCCAAGTATTAACTATGGATAATGATAAGATGTTAAATGCTGATGGTGTTGAAG